TTCTTATCTTGAGTATGTCGCTGACGAGTGGATACAAGAGAACCAAATCCAAGTGGAAGCTGGACTCAAAACAGAAATGACTGAATCCTTCCTAGAAGGTATGAAGTCACTATTTGAAGAACATTATGTAACTATCCCTGAAGACAAATACGATGTACTCAATAGCATGGTAGATAAACTTGATGAAATGGAATCAAAACTCAATGAGCAAATAGATCGTAACGTTGCTCTAAATCGTAGATTGGCAGAATCCAATGCAGATGGCGTTTTCGCTGCTGTATCTGAAGGTCTTGCAGACACTCAGAAGGAAAAACTCGCTACTCTTGCCGAAAGTGTTGAGTTTGAAAGTGAAGAAAACTACCGTGAGAAACTAGTCACATTGAGAAATTCATATTTCCCAACAAGACAAGTTGCTAGTACTCCAAGTGACGACTCCGAGATGTTATCAGAAGAGTCTAAGCAACCAGTACAATCTACTGGAACTATGGACAACTATCTGTCAACACTTCAGAGAATCACTAAAAAGTAATTCTTTAGTAAATTTTTAAACACACACTTTTAACGAGGTAAATTTCACATGGAAATGTTCAATGCTGAACATCTTCAAGAGAAGTGGGATCCAATTCTAAGTTATGATGGTGCACCTAAAATAGAAGATGCACATCGTAAGATGGTTACTGCGGTTCTTTTGGAGAATCAAGAAAAGTTTTTAAGAGAGCAATCTCAATTCATGTATGAGCAACCAACCAACGACGCTGGTGGCGGTTTCGGTGGTAGTGCTCCTGACGCATCTAACGGTGCAACACCTACAGCTGGTTTCGACCCAGTTCTTATTAGTCTAATCAGACGTTCAATGCCTAACTTGGTTGCTTATGACCTAGCAGGTGTTCAACCAATGAGTGGCCCAACAGGACTCATCTTTGCGATGAGATCACGTAAGACATCTCAGTCTGGAACAGAGACATTCTTCGATGAAGTAGATACAGCATTCTCTGGACAAGATGCTGGTAATGACCTTACTCAAGGTGGTTACACAGGAGAGGCATCTGAAGGTGCTGCAGTTGGTTTCGGTACTACAACTCCTGGTGCTAATCACGGAAACAATCCTGCAATCCTCAACACTTCTGGACAAGGACAAGACGGATACGCAGTTGGTCAAGGTATGTCAACAGCAGATGCTGAAGCACTTGGATCAGAAGCTGGAGACCAGTTCAACGAGATGGCATTCTCAATCGAGAAAGTTACCGTTACTGCGAAATCCAGAGCACTAAAGGCAGAGTACAGTTTAGAACTTGCTCAAGACCTTAAGGCAATCCACGGATTGAACGCTGAAGCAGAATTAGCAAATATCCTTTCAACAGAGATACTTGCTGAAATCAACAGAGAAGTTATCAGATCAATCTATAAGGTTGCAAAACCCGGTGCACAAGCAAACACTGCTACTACAGGTAGATTCGACTTAGACGTTGACTCAAACGGAAGATGGTCAGTTGAGAAATTCAAAGGACTTATGTTCCAGATTGAGAGAGACGCTAACGCAATTGCAAATGAGACTCGTAGAGGAAAGGGTAATGTAATCATCACTTCTAGTGACGTTGCATCTGCACTTGCTATGAGTGGTGTTCTTGACTACGACTCAGGAATCTCTGGAGCAGTTGGTGGAATCGGAGAAGTTGATGACACAGGAAACACATTCGTTGGTACACTTAACGGACGTTTCAAAGTATACATCGACCCATATTCAGCAAACGTATCTAGCGATCAGTACTACGTTGTAGGTTACAAGGGTTCTAATGCATATGATGCAGGATTATTCTACTGCCCATATGTTCCTCTACAAATGTACAGAGCGATTGGTCAGGATACATTCCAACCACGTATCGGGTTTAAGACTCGTTACGGAATGGTTCTTAACCCATTTGCTAAGGGACTTGCTGCTTTATCTAGTTCTGATCCACATGACAGCACAAACATTGGTGCTAATGCTTACTACAGAAGAGTTAGAGTTGCTAACCTAATGTAATCACGTTACATATTTTTCTTGGAGGGTGCTTGACACCCTCTTTTTTTATGCTATAATATATTTGTTGGACGCAACTTTGGGTGTGACTGAATAAACTTACTGGCAACCGCTAGTTAAGGTGATGAGACACAGGTGGTGCTGCTGCAGCGATGCAGAACCGATCAACCAATCGGGTCTCAGGCAATAACGGATTTACTTACTGTAGTAATGCCCGTTATTTGTTGGTACACAGGAATCCAACCTCCCTCTTTAATTTAAGTGTTTGTTTTATATTGTGGGGTGGTCTAACCACCCTTTTTTATATGAGTGATTTAATTATAGTCGAAGATTTTATTTCTCTAAACTATCAAGATGTTCTTGAGAGGTATTTTGTAAGTGATGATTGGAATATACCTTGGGATAAAAAAGATGATATAACGGTTCCAGAAGACTCTCCGTACACAGGAAAAAATAAAGTTGGATATAGTCATGTATTAGCAACCACAACTGAAAATTTTCCTAACCCTGTATCTACCGCTTGGAATTTTGTTTTTCCTATGGTGTTTGAGGGATTTAATAAAGCAGGTATTAATGTTGATTTTCTATGGCAATCAAGAACTTTTAAGACACCTCCATCTGATATAAATGATCCTGAGTATATACATGTAGATTCTCATTCATATCATTGGGTGTGTTTATACTATCCTCACGATAGTGATGGGGACACTGTATTCTTTAATGAAAAATGGCCTGATGTTACTATGGATAGTGCACCCACTACAAATTTTACTGAGTATACTAGAGTTACACCAAAAAAAGGAAGAGCAGTAATATTTGATGGCACTCGTTTTCATAGTGCTTACAGATCAAAAAAACAACACAGAGTTGTCATAAACACAAACGCTTCAGTATTATGAAAGATTTAAGTTTAAATGATTTTGTTTACATAAAAGAGAATGAATTAGATAAGGATTTTTGTCAACATATAATTGATAAGTTTGAAAAAGATGATAGAAAAAGTCAAGGTATTGTTGGAGGTGGATTAAGACCTGATATAAAAAAATCCACTGATTTATCAATGACACATTACAGTGGATGGGAAGAAGAAGATAAAATTTTTTATGAGAGTCTTAACAAAAATATTATTAACTATGAAAAAACTAGGGGAAAGATGTATCATAAATTTATATTAGAAGAGTCAGCAACAACTCATGTTGAAGACTCTGGATATCAAATTCAAAGAACTAAACCAAAAGAGTATTATGTTTGGCATCATGATCAAGCATCATTTAGAAGTAGAAGATTAACTTATATTTGGTATCTCAATGATGTAAAAGATGGTGGGTATACACAGTTTAATACTGGTCTTAAAATAAAACCAGAGGCAGGTAAGATGATGATTTTTCCTGCACTTTGGCCGTGGATGCATAGGGGTTATCCCCCCAAAACCGAAACAAAATACATTGTTACAGGTTGGTTAAAGTGTTAATTGTTTGGTTTACCGTAATCAAAAAACTATAATTATGTTATAATTAGTAGTGTCGCCTTCGGGGACAAATTTCACACTCGCTTATAAAGGAGAACTATGACTTACTTACAAAAGTATCACACTGCTAATCTTCCAGAATTAATGAAGATTATTTCTAAGAATGGAATTGGTATGGACTCATACTTAGATAATTTTTTCAATTCTTATGAAACCACAACAAACTATCCACCCTACAATCTTATTCATGTAAATAATGTTGAGTCTGTGTTAGAGATTGCACTAGCGGGATTCAGTAAAAAAGAACTTAAGGTTTACACTGAATATGGAAAACTCATTGTCGAAGGAAAAAAAGAAACTAAGGAGACAGGATCCGAGTATGTCTATCAAGGCTTGGCTCAACGATCTTTCAACAGAGCCTGGTCATTATCAGAAGATATTGAAGTCAGGAATGTCGAATTTAAAGATGGATTACTTACCGTTAAGTTGGGTAAAGTAGTTCCAGATCATCACGCTCGTAAAAACTACCTCTAAATATAATTGAGTTCGAGATGGAACTTAGGGATCTTGACGATCCCTTTTTTTTATGATATAATTAAGTGAGGGAAATAAAAAAATGTCAATCAAACTTACTTTACTTAAAACTGGTGAGCAACTTATTTCAGAAATGAAAGAGTTAGTTCCCGAAGATCAAGAACAAGTACATGCATATCTTCTTCAAAATCCACATACAGTTGAAATAAATGAAAAACAATTTGTAACTGAAGAAGAAAGGAGAGATGGTGACTATGGTATTAATGTTACTATACTACCGTGGATAATATTATCCAAAGATTCTCAAATGATAATACCTGTAGATAGCGTATTAACTGTTGTTGAGCCGCTTGAGACAGTAACTCAATTATACCTAGATAAATTAAAGAGTTTTGAAATGG